ATGTCGGTGGCGTAGTGCTGGCGGTATTCCAGCGGTCCAGCGGCTTCGCTCATGGTATGGTCACCCAAAATAGATGTGAACCGGAACCGAGGTTGTCGAACGACGGAACCTCGTCGGGCAGACCGTCGGACACCACCGCAAGGTGGCCACCCAGCGCCAGATAGTCATACTGGCGTAACAGGTCCGCGCCGGTCACCAGCGGCACGCCGCACAGGATGGCGTTGCCAAACTGGTCAGCCAGATCGAGCGTCCAGCCGCAGCCGCCCGCCATGGACGGCTCGGCGTCGCGATACTGGAACGTCATCACATAGGACACCAGCGCGCCGGTCGGGTTGTTTTCCAGCGGCAGCGAGATGGTGAACCGCTGCGGCGTGCCCGATAGCGGGATTTCAAACGACTGCATGATCACGCCCCGAAGAAAAAATCAGCGCCACGTTTTATGAACGAATTCGGATTGGGCGTGGGTGTCGCGCTCTTATCCGTCTGGTCGGTGGGTGATGCGGTTTTTTCCGGGTTGGACTGATTGGTTTGCGACGGCTGGGTGGTCGACGCGGTTTTGACGATGAACACTTCCTGCATGTGCACTTCGATGATCAGGGCGTATTCCGTGGTCTTGTCGTTGCGCATCGACAGTTCGGTGATCACCATGTTCTTGTAAGGCCGTTTGCCGGTGGTCAGACTGAATGCAGCCAGCGGCGCCATGCCCTGGTCCCATGCCTCTTGATCAAATTGCAGCTTCACCAGTTTCTTATAGATGTCGTTGCAACGCTGCTCGGTCGCCGCCGATAACAGCCCCTGGCCAGCGCCCGCGAGGCCGCCGCCAATATCAGAGAACCCACCGCCCGATTGAAAACCCTGCACCGCCGCGCCGACGATGTTGGAATTAGAAAACCCGATCCGCATCACCACCGTCGCGGGCAGCTTGTAGGCGTGGTCGTGGATCGGCGAACCATCGGCGATCGGGTGCTGCGTCACGGTCAACCGGTCGCTGTGCTGTTCCTCAATCGTCACGTCAGGAATGATCGCCCCGCCCTTGCTGCTACTGTCGCCGATCGAGCGTGGCGCGCGGAACCACGCGGGCATCAGCCCGGTGGCTTGCAGTGCCTGCTGTGCGATACCACCAACCGCCGAGATGCCAAGCAGTGCCCCGCTCATGCCAGTAATTTCCCTGCGGTGAAGCGCGAATGGTGTTCATGGATGCGTATCTGATGCTCGGCGACCTGTGCCCCCGCTGACGCGGGGCTGGGTGCCACGACCGAGATGTTGGTGTTGTTGTTCTGGATTATGCCGCCATGTTGCTGGCGGCCAAACGCGCGCCCGGCAAAACCAGGGCTCATATCATCGGACCCTAGCGGCTGGTGCGACAGATGATGTCCCGCACTGGAAATCCACGGCCGTTCGCCCTGCTCGTTGATCAGTGCCAGCGCGGCCTTGTGCTGGATGTCCCATGGCGCGTCGATGGCGCGGGGGTAGTGCTGCGTGTTGATGCCAGCGAGGTGTGCCGCGTGTAGCCACGTGCTGTCGATCATCTGGTAGAAGCCCGACGCGCTGCTTGCTGGGCTGCCCCCAGGCCCCGTCCGGTTGTTGATGTTCTGGCCACCCGACTCGCGCTGCTCGATCTGGCGTAACCGCGCTTCCTGTTCTTCCGGTGACGCGCCCGGCGGCAACAGGTCACCGCCACCGCCGCCGCCACCACTACCACCCAGGTCGCCCCGCGCGACGCCCATCTTCAGCGCCATCGCGTTCAGCGTGTCCAACAGATCGCTCAGCTTTTGAATGATGGCGTCGAGATTAAACCGCAGCATGTTGTAAAATGGGTCGCTGTTACCGCCCGCGCCACCAAACCCGCTCGGCACCGCCCAGTCGTCGCCCGCCGATGCAAGTTGATAGCTGCCACCGATGCCGCGATTTTTCGACCGCGTATCGCCGCGCTTGTTGGCGGGCACCCACGGCCAGTCCTCCAACAGCCGGTGGATGGCGCGCCCAATGATCGTGTCACCCAGGTTGATCGGCCGGTCGACCGTCGGTGCGGGCGCGTCCGGGTTGGGCCAGTCGCTGAAATCGGGCGGCTTGTCCCCGACCTGGGGTTTGACGGCCGGTGAATCTGACGTTTTGTTCAGCCACCCCGGCATGTTGCGCTTGACCCAGTCCTCGGGCGACAGACCAGCCATGTCGCCCATGGTGCTGGCAATCAGTGCCTTGCCCAGACTGGTCGCGGAATCGTCGCCGAACAGTTTCTTGGCCAGCGCGACGTTTTCCGGGCTTTCCGCTTCGTGAATGGCGCCAGCCGCGCCGATCGCGGCTGCCAGCGGCAGTCCCCAGCGCAGGGCAAACCCAAACCGCGCCATAATACCAGACATCTGCCCGCCAGCGGCGAACGCCGCCGCCGTGCCGATCGCCTTCAGCGCCGTCGACACCGCCATCAAGCCAACCGCAAGCCCCGCGATCTTTTCCAGCCCGTCATGGATGCCGGTCAGATCGGTAATGAACTTGTTGATATCGTCATGCGCCTTGATCAGTGGGGCGACCATCTTGTCGAACGCGCCCCAATCGAGATACGCGGTCTTTTTCTCGCCGGGATGCTGTAGGTCGTCCTCGTAATGCTTCCAGTCATCCAACAACAGCAACAGCGCGGTGAGACCGCCGAGTATCCAGAACAATGGCGATCCCATCAGCTTCAGCGCGGGACCGATAGCAAAAATCGCACCGATCATGGCTTGAATGCTGCCCGGCAGTTTATCAAACGTCTCCATGCCGACACTCAGAATTCTGAGTAGCCAGTCAAACGCGTGCATGACACCCTGTAGCGCTTGCAGCGCAACCGGCGCGTAGCTGATTATGTGATTCAGGAAAAGCTGAATATCCGGCAGCATATGGATCAACAGCGTGTTGATCTTGTCCAGTTGCGGCAGGATGGCATTGAACAGCCCGAGGCTGAATTGCTGGTTGAGGTTTTGAAAGAAAAACCCCATCTGGCGGAACCGGTTCATCACCTCCACGGACTGCGTCGCGAACTGCTGTGGTCCGCTCTGCCAGTTCTTGCCCCACACCAGCCGCTGCATCAGGCCAGCCTGCTCAAGATTCTGTTCCAGCTTGCCACTACTGGCCGCCAGCATGGTCTGCTCGTCAATGCCCATCATCTGGGCGCGGCGCAGCGTCAGCGCGTATTCCAAGGTGCCTTGCTGTGCCTGGGTGCCGCCATGGGCGCGGAAGTATTCACCAAGCTGGCGCATCCGCCCGACCGTGTCGGTGGCGGTGATGCCGAGTGCGTGCAGATAGCCCGTCGCAGCCGGTCCCATGCTGCGGGTCCAGGCGCCGAAGCGTTCAATGCCTGCCGTCGCCTGCTCGGCCGATTCGCCCAGGCCCGACATGGCGTAGGCCAAGCCCTGAATATCGGCGACGCTGTCGCCCAGGCGTTGGCTCATCCAATAGAGTTTCTCGCCCGACTGCGCCATCATGTCGGCGATCTTCAGCACCGCGAGACCAAGCCCGGTGAGTTCACCCGCGACACCTGCGACCGAGGTGGCGGCACGCTTCATGGCATTGAAGAAAGTCTGCTGCGACGGCGCGTCGATGTTGTATTTGACTGAGATCAGAAATTCTTCAAGCGTCTGTGCCATCAGGCGGCACCCGCGCTGGTCGTCAGGCCGGGCACTTGGTCAACCTTCAGCGTGACGATGTGGGAATACCAGGGATTGCCCCGGTTCGCCCCTTGGTGGCGCACCGCGCCCACGGTGTAGGTGCCGTCGGCGTGGAAGTTGAATTCGGTCAGCGACAGCTTGTAGGCGTCCGCCACCAAAACAGATGTGTCGACGTTGGTGTATTTGGTGATCGCCTCGTCGGGTTTCTTATGCGCGGTCTTGTTGGCGATCCTGATGCGTGTGCCTGGGGTGATGCGGGGGTTCAGCAGACACTGCACCTCGGCCGCGCCATCCAACGTCGTAGTCGGCACATCGATCAGTCCGGTCTTGCTGGTCAAAATCGGGATCGTCTCACTGCCGAGCGCCAGCGCTTCGCTATCCTTCAACAAATGCAGCCGCCCGTCGGTGTCGGTAAAGAAATGCGCTTTCTGGGTGCGCTCAATGTCGCGCATATAATCCGCCGCCATGCCAAACATCAGCTTGCCGCGTGGTGCCTTGGTGTTGGCGTCCTTCAGATCGGTCACCTGACCAAGCGTGATGCCCCACGGCGCCAGCGCCGCCGCCACCGCCTGGATTTCGTCTTTCTTGGCGTAGCCCACCGGCAGCCACGTGTTGACGATGGCCGAACGTAGCGGGTCCTCAAACGTGCTGGCGAAAATTTCCACAAACGTGTCGGTCGCGTTCTGGCGGCCGTGCTTGAAATAGTTGATCTGCCCCGCGAACAGATCGCCATACTGGTTGGACGGCTCCTGATAGCCAGCCTTGAGGTAGACCTTGGTCAGTTCCTTGTTCATCCGACTGATGATGTTGTCGCCGACATTCCAAATCTTAATGCGGCCGGTCCACGGCACTTTGTAGCGATCTTGATTGATGGTGAACTCAAAATCCAACAGCGACAGGTCCATCGCCTTGTCGCCCTGTGGCGTGCCGACCGTCAGCTTCCATTTGCGCATCCATAGCTGTTCGCCTTGCTGCGTCTTGCCGTCGTT